CCCTTTTAACTCAAACGCGGTACACCATTTTCCCATTATACCACAAACACTATGTACTTGTCAAGTAGAAAATAGTACAATATAATTGGTAAAAATCTGTGCAGAATTTATTTGCAAATAGTATTGACATATAGGGACATATGTGTTAATATATAATTGTCAAAAGGAAATAGGAACTTAATAAGAAAGGTTAAAAAGGTGAAAATAGTGACAATTACAGTAAAAGCAATAGTAAAGAAAATTGAAGAAAATATGATCAAATGGAAAAACACACATAGTGTATTTCATGCAAGGCAGGTTTTAGCTTTAGTAAGAGCATTTTCAACGTTATATGAGAATATATTAATAACGCAATATTCATTTGATTTATATAAAGATTATGTATACACTTGTTTAGATGAAGTTACACAATATTATAAGAATAGCCGTGATATGTGTCCCTTTTAAGTAAACACGATAATACATTAGTAGTTATTAATAGCACAAGAAAGGAAAAAGATATGATTACATTAACAGAAAAGAGAACATTTAAGAAAACAGAAGTACACGATATATTGTTTAGTATATTTGAGCATTATGGAGATTTAATTTTAAACGGTATTAGTATTTCAACAAAATCAACTGGTTTGTGGTACACAGATTTTAACGAAAAATTTGGGTTTTATGACCGTGAAACAGGTATAGAAATAGGCATCACGATTTATTTAAATAATATATGTCAAATTAACGATATGTGTATTGAAGGTAGTGAGGTATAAATTTATGGCAATATTTGGTTTAGGTTTTATTGTAGGAATGATTGTTGGATGGTTAACAAGCAATAAATAATATACACAAAGTTAGTCATGTTTAACCATAATCAATGTTAGTTTAAATTAACTTTAAAACGCAGTATGTAGAAAGGTGTGTTAATTATATGCCATTAACAAGGTTTATAGTTGAGTTGTACAAAGAAGGAATTTATGCTTATTTGATGAACGGTATATTTTCTTTCAAGAGACTTAATTGCAGTTCTAAAATTGTAACACTGAAAATAAGTGAATTAAATGAATACATGAATTATTTAAAAGTATGCGAATTTGTTACAATGATAGAAAATAGATTAAAATAGAAAAAGGAGTGAAATAAAAATGAGAAAAGAAAAAATGATAACGTGCGCAATCACGCAGACAACAGCGCAAGTAATGGCAATTGACGTAACAAATTCAGAGGTATCAATATTTGAAACAAAGATAGGCGGTACATATACAGATACTGACTTATTAAAAAAGCTAAAAGAAATATACGAAACAGATACCTATAAATTAGTGTATATCGAATCGAATACACACGAGGAAATTTTATTAGGAATGACAGAAAGTCAATTCTTTAAATATGCAACTGTTGTCATAACGGACAAAGAAAGGAGATGAAAAAATAATGAATGAATTAAACAGATTAAAAAAGCAAATACAAGATGGCATTAACAATAAAATCACAGGTAAGTGCAACGTTACAATAATTGACAATACGCTAATTATAGATATAGCATCTAAGCACTTAACAGAGGCAATAATTAGAATAATATACACAAATATTTATGAAGATATTCAACAAGGACTTACATCAACTGTTTATATAAATCAAACATTAAAAGAATATAAATTACAAATTTATAGAAGATTTTTCAAAAAACCTATTGACAAAAATGTATAAATATGATATATTATACTTGTAACAAAGATAGTTTTCAGTTACGTTTGCCATAGTGGGGCGTTGCAACTTGCGTCCCACGTACCTCTGAGGACTGATAGGATTTTCACGATTAATCGTTGCTAGTTCGATTCTAGCAAGCCCTCTGCATTCACAAGAATGCAAATACAATTTAATATTTTACAGTAACCGTGTAAACAAAACACAAGAAAAGGAGAAAAAACAAATGGCAAGAATTCCAATGGTAACAAGAACCATCACAACAACTAAAGCAACAGTTATGTGCTTAGACGTAGTACATGGAGAACCTTACACAGAAACAGTATCCGTTTCACGTACCTACAAAGATGACAACGCTTTACTCAAGGTTGTAAAACCTATTATCGAAACAGATGAGTTAAAAGCTGTTCACATTGTAGCGAAAGAGGAAATTGAAACTCTTTATGGTATGTCAGAAAATGATTTTATCAAGTACGCTACTGTTCTTCCTAAACGTGGTGAAAAAACAGAAGAAACAGAAACTACAGAAAAAACAGAAACTACAGAAAAAACTAATAATAGATAAAAAGGAGAATAAATCATGGTAGAAATTAAAACAGTAAGCAGAGAATTTACAGAAGTAGAACAATACCTTATGACAATTGCGCCGTCTATTCAGTCAGTAAAAGACATCGAAGACGGGACGCACATTACAGTTGACGGCGTATTGGAATTTACAGATATTAAAGAAAATACAGGGGAAGCTGTCGATATAATGTCGATTATCACGCCAGACAAAAAAGTTTATTCCTGTCAGTCCTCAACGTTTAAGCGTTCAATCAAGGACATTTCAAATATTATGAAGGGAAAAGAGTTTACAGTAATAAAAACATCTGGAAAAACTAAAGCAGGACGTGATTTCATTAATTGTGTACTTGATACCGAATCCCTGTAAATCAATAATAAATTAACAATAGAGGGACTATAAAGTCCCTCTTTTTTCAACAAAGAGGTAAGCACATGGCAAGAAAAAAGAGAAAAACAACGGTTTACACGAGACAGCGTAACCGTATCATGTCAGCTATTCGTCGGTTAAAGAAAAAAGGTTTACAAACTGATTTATATTTTCCTACTGAAAAAGAATTACGTTCACAAGGTGTAAAGGGGCAAGAACTTGCAAAGCTAACTCGTGAATTAAAAAAGATTTCAAGTTCGCAAATTAAAGAATCTGCATACATTCCTAAACAAGTGTGGACAGAAGAAGACTTTCAACCCCCCTTTAAACAATCTGATGATTCGTCTTTTTTTGACAGAGTTGTGATAACTGAATGGTATAATCATTTGAATCAGAACGCCCGTGGTGAAGCATATGGGTTATTACGAACATGGATGGGTGGTCTTATAAAAGAACACGGTGAACACGATGTTGCTACCATGCTACAGAAAGGTGCAGAAGTAGGAAACATTCTTGAGTGGCATACAGTATATAATGCAGATAAAGCTACTTTATATATTGGAAATATGATTGATTATTTACCAGACGAAGGCGTATTGTACAAAGAGCAAATGTTGGATAAAGTTGAATACATGAAAAGAATGGGTGACGCACTAGAACAAGAAGAAGACTGGGAGTACCCGTTCTGATTGCGAACAAAGAAATACAGATATTTCATGTGCGATTTTGAAACGACTGTTTATGAAGGTCAGACAAGTACAGAAGTTTGGGCGAGTGCGTCCGTTGAACTTTTCAGTGATGATGTACATATATTTCATAGCATAGATGAACAGTTCAATTATTTTTTGTCCCAAAAATGTAATATAGTAGCATACTATCACAATTTAAAATTTGACGGCTCTTTTTGGCTATCTTATTTACTTGTTGATAAAGGGTTTAAACAAGCTAATAAGCGCACAGGGGAATCAGAAATAAATGTAGAATGGTTACAAGAAAAATATATGCAAAATAATACTTTTAAATATTCCATATCAGACAAAGGAATGTGGTACGGAATTACTATAAAAGCAGGTAACCATTTTATTGAAATACGTGATTCCCTTAAATTACTTCCATTTAGCGTAAAGCGTATAGGTCAGAGTTTTGGAACAAAGCATAAAAAACTTGACATGGAATATACGGGCTTTAGATATGCAGGTTGTGAAATAACACCAGAAGAAAAACGCTATATTGCAAATGATGTTCTTGTTGTAAAAGAAGCACTTGAAATAATGTTTACAGAAGGTCATGACAAGTTAACAATAGGTGCATGTTGTTTAAGTGAATATAAGAAAATATGTAAGCATTCTGTAAAAAACGTTTTAGATTATGAAGAAATGTTCCCAGATATGTATAGTGTTACCATAGATAGTAATGCTTTTAAATACGATACAGCAGGTGACTATATTCGTAAATCATACAGAGGTGGATGGTGCTATCTTGTAAAAGGTAAAGAGAATAAAATATACACTAATGGAACAACGGCAGATGTTAACTCACTTTACCCTTCTATGATGTCATCAGAATCGGGTAACAGGTATCCCGTTGGAGTTCCTCATTTCTGGACAGGCAATATAATACCAGATAGAGCTTTAGAACCAGACAAGTATTTCTTTATTAGAATCAAGACTCGATTTTACATAAAGAAAAACATGTTACCCTTTATCCAGATTAAAGATAACTTAATGTATAAAGGGACAGAAGCACTTGAAACGAGTGACATATACGATAGAAAGAATGACGAATATTTTACTCATTATAGAGACAAAGACGGAAACGTTCATGATTCACGTGTAGAGTTGGTGCTTACAATGACAGACTTTCAATTAATGAAAGAACACTATGAACTGGTTGATTTTGAAATACTTGACGGATGTTGGTTTTATTCACAAGTGGGTATATTTGACGAATACATAGACAAGTATGCAAAGATTAAAAAAGAGAATAAAGGTGCAAAGCGTGAATTAGCAAAACTTTTCTTAAATAATCTTTATGGTAAAATGGCATCAAGTAAAGATTCAAGTTTTAAGCTAGCTTATGTGAAAGATGATAAAACAATAGGGTTTATACCTGTCGCAGAGAACAACAAAAAAGCAGGGTATATTCCAGTTGGTTCTGCTATTACGAGTTATGCAAGAAACTTTACTATAAGAGCGGCTCAGAAAAATTACTATGGTAAAGATAAAGCTGGTTTCATATATGCAGATACAGACAGCATTCATTGTGACTTATCGCCAGAGAAGATAAAAGGAATAAAGGTACACGACAAAGACTTTTGTTGTTGGAAACTTGAATCCTGTTGGGATAAAGCGGTATTCACAAGGCAAAAAACATATATTGAACATGTAACACACGAGAATTTAGAGCCAATAGAGAAACCATACAACAACATCAAGTGTGCAGGTATGCCACAGAAATGCAAAGATTTATTCCAGTTATCAATGGACGGTAATGCAAATATAAATGGTTACATAGACAAAGAATTAAACAAACAAAAAGAATGGACGCAAGAAGAAAAAGAATTCTTATTCAACAAAGAAACACTAGAACCAATAAAGAGAGATTTAAGCGATTTCAAGGTAGGATTAAAAGTGCCAGATAAATTAAGACCAAAAAGAATACGTGGTGGAATTATACTATTAGAAACTACATACGAAATGAGGTAGCACATGGAAAGATGCATTAACTATTGTGGATTGCGGTGCATAGACGGAACGTGCCCTAACGCACTAGCAAGAGAATATCCAGAATATGATTTTAAGTTTACAACGTGTGAAAAATGTTATACTTATCGTGGGTGTAATGATTGCTACTTTTATGGAAGAGAAGGAATGTGCGAATTTAGAACAAAGGAAGGTAAAGTTATGGAAGTAAAAGAAATTAAAATTAAGTACATCAGAGACATTGAAAAGATACACGATATTGAAGTAGGAGACTGGATTGACTTGCGTGTAGGTAGAGACACCTATATCAAAGCAGGAGAATTAGAACTCATTCCTTTAGGTGTAGCAATGCAGTTACCAGAAGGATATGAAGCATTAGTTATTCCACGCAGTTCTACATTCAAAAAGTACGGAATCATACAGGCGAACAGTGTAGGACTTATTGACGAAACATACTGCGGTAACAATGATGAGTGGCATTTTCCTGCATATGCTACACGAGATATTTTAATTACAAAAGACACAAGGGTTTGTCAATTCAGAATTCAGAAACATCAACCTCATGTATATTTGAAAGAAGTAGAAAATTTAACATCAAACGACCGTGGTGGGTTTGGGAGTACAGGTGAAAAATAAGAATAGAAAAGACGGGGCGAACTAAGTTCGTAACCCGTCTATTTCTTTTATATCTATAACATGAGTAACTATCAAAGCGTTACGCAAAAACGACAAATGATATAGGCACTATTTTTCAAGTGTGCATTCCTATTCACTCAGTGTAGAAAACTCATGCAGATACCATAATTAATAACTTAAAGCGTGTAAAACTGCTTCTTTGCATTTTAAATCTTTAAACCTAAAGCACCCACGTTCAAATAAATATCTAAGATTTGAAAGAAAAAAGTCATTTCTTTTTAGCATAACATAATTTATCTGGTGGTCTTCTGTTGTAACTGTTATTTTAAGTCTAAAAGTACTATCTGATTTATCGTCACAATACAGCACACCTATTTCAGAAAATTCCCTTATAGCGTAGTCAACACCTTTATATCTAAGTGTGCAAAGATATCTGTTTTTTCCTGCTAATTTATCAACAAAACTTTGATTATCATTAAGGTATACAGATTCTGAACTATAAGCAACATATTTGTTCTTTGAAAATGCTTTATTAAATCCACTTTTCTTTTGTTCTTCACTTGCACTATCTATAAAACCTTGTTCAAGAACAAATCCGTCACCACGTAAAAATTTAGTATCATCTTTTAATCTGTTACTGATATTCATTTCAACGTAATACGGATTGATAATGCTAACTGGATTACTAAGCATATAAACAGGGACATATCTAACTTGTTCACCTTGTCCACGAGCTACACTGGTGTGTACACTCAACAGCTTTTTTATTTCATCATTACAATAGTGATTTGTTTCAGATTGAAATTCATCAAAAATCATACGTTGGATATCACTAAATAAATGACTGTATTTTTTTATTTGGTCTGCGCTGTTAAGACTTAAAGCATAACCACAGCTTTTATCATCCAAGAACAGTTCATGAAAGATACCACTCGCTCTTCTTTTACTTGTCATTTCATGTCCTGCAAAGAACAAAGAACCTAAATCTTTATAGAATTTGTCTACAACATCATCAAGTTCATAATTGTATCTGTAAATTAGTCCGAACTTTTCACCTTTATCTAAAAACCTATTTATACATAGTCTGCCAAAATAGGTTGTCTTTCCACCTGTACGATTAGTTGTACACATGTATATTTCTGGTTTATTGCCGTTTATGTCTAGCATTGATAAAAGTTTTGTACCATCATAGTACTTACTCATAAAATTTATCCCCTTTCTTTTAATTATTATATCATATCTATTGACAAAAAGCAATAACTATGTTATAATTAATTGAAAATTAAATATGAAAGGAGTTGGATAAATGGAACAGCTTTATCCTGTTATTGTTGCACTCATTTTTAATGCACTGGATTTAGTTACAGGTCTTGTATCAGCATTTAAAAGCAAAGACATACAAAGTTCAAAATTAAGAGACGGACTTTTTAAAAAAGTTGGGTTTATATTTTGTTACTTTGTAGCGTGGTTAGTTGATACTCAAGGTCATGTTATCGGATTCCAGTTAGGTGTTACTATTTTACCTATTATCATTCTTTATGTGTGTACAACTGAACTTGTATCTATTTTGGAAAATATCTCGAAAATCAATTCAGATCTTTTGCCAGAAAAACTTATGGAATTATTTCATATCACACAGGGGTGAATTATATGCATGAATTCACAGATATTGTAAAAGGCTCTACGGGTGAAGATGTACTTATATTGCAGACAGTGCTAAGCATGTTACATTATCTAGGGGTTGACGGTAAACCACTTGACATAGATGGTGAAGCAGGTACTAACACAATCTTTGCAATTAACACATTTCAGAGTACAATGAGGGCATATGGTTATGAGTGTGGTACAAACGGACACAATGACAGTTGTTTTGGACAATCATGTTGGAAATTGTTAGGAGTGGTAGAAAACAATGCCTAGTATCAACGGTGCTTATACGTGGGCGGTTAATTGTTGCAATCTTCCTAAAGTAGGATATTCACAAGCATACAGAAATCAGCAGACAGTTAATGGAATTACATACTACGATTGCAGTTCGTTTATAAACTACGCTTTACTAGCAGGCGGTTTTTCTACTCCGCAGTATGCGCCAAACAACAACGCTTTTACGACATATGATATGGAAGGTGTTTTGCAACAACTAGGGTTTACTAGAGTAACAGACAGTGTTATAAAAGCAGGTGACATTGGTGTATCAGATACCCACACAGAAATGTGCTATAAAGGTGGAACAGGTAAAGCCATATTTATGGGCGCACATGGAAGAAATGGAATAGCACTTGTAAATCAAGTTTCTATCGGCTCATCAAGCGGTGACCCTAGTTATGAAAGAACGTTCCCTAGAATTTGGAGATATGGTGACGGTGCATCTGGTGAAGTTGGTTATACGTGGATTATAGGCGAAGAATCTGAATACTTTGAAGATTATGGAGATAAGCAGAAGAACAATGCCGCATGTATCTATAGTTTCTTTTATTTTAAGGGATGGACACTACAAGCTATTGCAGGATTATGCGGGAATGTTATGCAGGAATCAAAATTCAACCCAGCACTTATTGAGATAGGTGGTACAGGACATGGGCTCGTTCAGTGGACACCGCCGTCAAACTTGTATGATGTTCTCGACGTTTTATATGGTTCACACGATGATTGGCAAGACGGTGATAAACAGTGTAATGTTCTTTACGCTGAGTATGAGGAAAGTACAGGGTTAGCCCACAGAGGTATCGAACCACAGTGGTATCCAAGTTCATTCTCATCTATGGATTGGAAAACGTGGGCTAGTTCACAGGAAGACCCGGGACAGCTTGCACTCATTTTCCAAGCAAATTACGAACGTCCTGCAAGTTTACATCCAGAGCGTGCAGAATATGCACGTAAATGGTACGACATTCTAAAACTGATTGACCCTAAGCAACCTGGTTACAATACACATGACCCTAAAAAACATACAATGCCGATATGGATGATGATTAATTACAGATTATAAAAGGAGTGATAACATGGCAATCAGAACTAGAGAAGAAATTCTCGAAAGTATTCGTAATATCGTTGGCAACAGTACAGACGATAATACATTACAGGTTCTTGAAGATGTGACGGACACGTTCACAGATTTTGAGAATAAAACAGCCAACCAGACAGACTGGGAAGCTAAGTACAAAGAAAACGATGAGGGTTGGAGAAAAAAATATGCTGAGCGTTTTTACACTGGTGACACAAGCGTTCCCCCCAAAATCAATGAACCAGATATTGACGAACCAGACAACAAACCCACACGTTTTGAAGAGTTATTTAAAACAGAGTAAAGGAGAATAAGAAATGCCAAAAAGAATTGCAGTTTCAACACTAAATGCGTCAACAATGGATATTCTTAACGTAATTAGACAAAATGCCAGTTATGAATATCAGCAGAATGTACCAGAAGTTACAAAAGCATCGGACATTCCTAGAGTAGGAGAAGTGATTTACGGGACACCTGCATTTGCTAACCAGTTTATCAACGCACTTGTTAACAGAATTGCTATCGTTAGAATGCAGAGTGCAACTTTCAATAATCCGTACAGTGTACTGAAAAAAGGCTACATTGAATTCGGTGAGACAGTAGAAGATATCTTTGTGTCCATTGCAAAGGGTGTTGACTTTGACCCAGAAAAAGGAAAAAGCAGAGAATTTAAACGAACATTTCCAGATGTACGTTCAGCTTTCCATACTATGAACTGGAGAGTTATGTACCCTGTCACTGTTCAAGACGAAGATTTAAAGCAGGCTTTCCTTTCACTTGAAGGAGTCCAGAACCTTATTGCAAAAATCGTAGACGCTGTTTACACGGGTGCTGAGTATGATGAATTTTTACTGTTTAAATATCTTATGATTAAAGCTATCTCACACGGTAAAATGAAACCAGAATCAATCGGTGATGGGACAGACCTTAAAGAATCGGCTGTTGCATTCAGAGGTATATCTAATCTGTTACCGTTTATCAGCTCTGATTATTCAGAAGCAGGTGTAAAAACAAACACACCTAAAGACAGACAGATTATTTTTATGGATGCAAAATTCAACGCACAGTTTGATGTTAACGTTCTTGCAAGTGCGTTCAACATGGATAAAGCAGATTTCATGGGCAGACTGTTTCTCATTGACAACTGGACTTCCTTTGATAACGAACGCTTTGATGTTATTAGAGAAAATTCAGACGGTATCGAAGAAGTAACCGCAGGAGAACTTGCTTTACTTGCTAACGTAAAAGCTGTTATTGTTGACGAAAATTGGTTTCAGATTTATGACAACAATAACAAATTTACTGAGAAATATGTTGCTAGTGGTATGTACTGGAACTACTTCTACCACACATGGAAAACAGTATCTAGTTCACCATTTGCAAATGCAGTTGTATTTGTTACTGACGCGGCAAGCGTTGCTTTACCAAAAACACTCACTTGTAAGATTATTACAAAAGATGTGAGTGAAGAAGCTATTGTATTTGCTATCAGTGCTGATACAGACGGTGCAAGTCTTGCACCTAACAGTGTACACTTTATTCAGACAGAAGCACTTACAACAGCAGGTATTGCAGTGCAGAAATATGGCGCTATTATCATTCCTGCAAGTCAGAGTGCAACAGATATTACGATTGAAGCCGAAGTAAACGGAACTGTTTATACAGGTACAACTACTATTACATCCACATCTGAGGTTGGCACAACCGTTACGATGAATACAAAGTGACTATAATTTAAAAGGTGAGAAGTTAACAGGTGATAGCGTTCTTCTCACCTAGTTAAAATAAGCAGGTGAAAATATGTATATACAACCACAAACAAACATAAAACTTTTAAGAAATGTCCCACTTGACCCTACGTTTGACCACACAATCTGGTTTGGTGATGCAACATCACAGTATAACTATTTTGCAGGAAAACAAGCATTTAATTTAACTGATTATACTTATCAGAGAGTTAATAAAGGCATAGCAAGGGTTGGAATTAAAGCTGATAGTTTATATAACTGTAATTACATGATGTTTCAGAACACAGCGTATGGTAACAAGTGGTTTTACGCATTTATTACAAGCGTAGAGTTTGTTAACAATGAATGTTCTGAGATTAGTTTTGAAATTGACGTTATGCAAACGTGGTTCTTTGATTATACCTTGGATATGTGCTTTGTGGAAAGAGAACATACGGAAACTGATAACTTAGGTGAACACATTGAACCAGAAAATGTTAGTACAGGAGAATATGTTTTTAACGACTATGCACCCGTTTACAACATGGCAGATATTGCCATTGTAGTTGCTGTAGTGGAAGTTGACGGTGAGAATGCAAGCATTGATGGCAAAAAGTATGATGGTATTTATGGCGGGGCGACTCTATGGGTGTATGACGTTAACAAATTTGCACAGATTAATGATAAGCTTAAAAAGTATATACAAAAACCAGATACAGTTGTAAGTATATACACTATACCTAAAGTATTTTTACCAAAAGGCGAAATACCATCTAGCAATAGAATACCAGAACTTGACAGTTCGTTGAAGATTACTTCTATCAGTACAGCGTTAACAGGTAATGAAAATATTGACGGGTATAAACCTAAAAATAAGAAACTGTATACATACCCTTATAATTTTTATCACGTTGATAACGCAGGTGCTAACAGTTTAGCCCTAAGATACGAATTTTTTGACAAGTTCGCGCCTTCTATTGAAATCAATGCAAATGTAACACAGCCTGTTACTGTATGTTTAAGACCAACAAATTATAAGGGTAGTGGTGACGCTAGCAATAACACAGAATCTATCTCGTTAACTGGTTACCCTCTTTGTTCATGGAACGTTGATAGTTATAATGCTTGGATTGCTCAAAATTCTGTAAGTATAGGAAGTAGGCTTGCGGGTATTGGTGCAGGTGTAATTGGCGCAGGTCTTACAGCTAACCCTTTAGCTATAGGTGGTGCTTTAGTTAGTGGTGTTGGACAGGTTGCCAGTTTACTGACACAGGATTATAAAGCAAGTATTCAATCTGATATGATTAAAGGAAATCCACAAGGAAATTTAAATGTTAGTTCCGGCAAACAACAGTTCTACGTGGGAAGGATGAGCATAACAGCAGAATATGCAAAAATCATTGATGATTATTTTACAAGATTTGGCTATGGCATTAAGAGATTAAAAGTTCCGAATCGTAGTTCAAGACCACACTGGAATTACGTTAAAACAGCAGGTTGTACGATAAGTGCTAACGTTCCTGCTGATGATGAGCGTAAGATTTGTGGTATTTATGACAAAGGTATTACGTTCTGGAAAAATGGTAGCGAAGTCGGCAATTATGCGTTAGATAATAGTCCAAGATAAGGCGGTGAGAAATTGAGTAGAAGAAAGAAGGGTAATGGATTATTTGGCGAAAGTGCAATTATGAATAATGCAACTTATATTCAGTACTTTGATAGGTTAGTAGAATTAAGTGTTAGTATGTTTGAATGGAAAGGATTACCAGAAACCGTTGACCCTAGATATCTAGAATTACATTTATTTCAGAATGGAAGTATGGTGTATTTTAGGGATGAGGTAATGGGAGATTTATGCCTAGACTGCATAGCAAACGGTCAGTTTGATGTATACGGTAATCCTATTTCAAGACGTGCATATTCCAGTTATAATCAGTACCAGAAAACATTGAATGAAAGTGACAGTGTTATTATCTGGAATAACTATTTACGTCAGCCAAGCGTTCTGGACGTTAAAATGTTCGCTAAAAGACTATATAATCTGGATAGAATTATTGATGTAAATGCGAACGCACAGAAAACACCAGTATTGGTACAGGGAACAGAAAAACAACGGTTAACTTTAGTTAATTTGTATAAGGAATTTGACGGAAATGCGCCTTTTATATTTGGGGATAAGAATTTGGACTTGAATAGTTTGAGGGCTATTAGCACAAATGCACCTTATGTTGCTGATAAACTGTATCAGTTGAAAACACAGATTTGGAATGAAGCATTGACATATTTGGGTATTAGTAATCTGAATATACAGAAGAAGGAACGAATGATTACTGATGAAGTGCAGAGAAACCAAGGTGGAACGATTGCTAGCAGGTATAGTAGGCTAGAAGCTAGACGTGAAGCTGTTGATAAGATTAACAGAATGTTTGGTACTGATATTAGCGTTGATTATCGTGAGGATTTTCAGATTACTAATGAAAATGATACAGATGAAGGTGAGGAGTGATGTGAAGTGATTAGTATTGCAGGTATTGCGTTGGTGATTTTAGTTGCTATATTTATTGTTGAAAATGGTGATTAAGTATGAGTAAGTATACCACAGAAGTAAGGTTCATTTGTGAGAGTAAGAGTGGACTGAGTGAAAGTAAGGGTTTTGGTAGCATTGATGAGGTTTTAAATGGTAGTTGGGATAAGATTTTCACAAGTAAGGTAAGTTTCTTTGATGAGGAATACAGGGGTGTGCTTTGCAAGAAGATTTTAAAACACTACTATTTGAGGGAGATAGGGTGTGAAACGGTTGGTATTTGGCTGTTATGGATGAATACTAAACTTGAAGAGATTATGCCTTATTATAATAAGTTATATGAGAGTGAACTTATTAAATTCAATCCTATGTATGATGTGGATTGGAGTAGAAAAGGGAATAAGACTGGTAACGAGAGTGGTACAGGTAGTAGGAGTACGAGTGGAAATAATAGTGGGACTAATACGCAGAGTGGTACTAGCTCTAATACTAGGAAAGACTTGTACAGTGATACTCCACAGGGGGCGTTGACTGGTATTGAAAGTGAGACGTATCTTACTAATGCTAGGAAAGTTAGCGATAGTGGGGAAACTGGGGTTAATGGCAGTACAAGTGGGAGTTATGAGGATAGTGAGAGTAGTAGCAATAAGGTTGACACCACTGAGAACTATGTAGAAAGTGTGAGTGGTAAACAGGGTGGTAGTAGTTACAGTAAGATGTTAAATGAGTTTAGGGAAACGTTTTTGAATATTGATATGCAGGTTATTGAAGAATTTGCTGAAATGTTCATGGAATTATGGTAGAAGGGAGAATTAAGAATGAGTGTTAGAAGTATTACACCGAATGACCCAGCAAATTTTACGCCAACTTTAGGCGAGTATAAGGAGTTAAGACCTTTTAGATTTTGGTGCCAGAAGGTTTTACCTTTAGTTTATGATGATAGCCTTAGTTATTACGAGTTGCTTTGCAAGACTATTGATTATTTGAATAAGACAATGGAAGATGTTGAAACGTTGGAAGGAGATGTTACTAATCTTCACACAGCTTATAAACAGTTGCAGGATTATGTTAATAATTATTTCAGTACATTGGATGTACAGGAAGAGATTAACAATAAACTGGATGAATTAGTTAATAGCGGTAGACTTGATGTTATGTTATCGGTTTTTATTCCATATGTAACACTAGAAATGTTTGGTGGAATTGGTGACGGTGTAACTGATGATACGCAAGCATTGAAGAAAGCAATTGAAAATAGTTACAAAACAGGAAGAGCTATAATTGTAACAGAAAAAAATTTTTTAATTACAGAAACTATAAACATTACTGATAGTGTTGTCATAATGTCTATTAGTAACAAAAAATACGACCACACCAATAATGACCTAAATTACAATTTCATTTTTACAGGTGATGGGTATTTATTTAACGTTAATAATGATGTACCATTCAACACATTTTACAATTTATCTATTAAAGGTAATGGAAAAAATAGGTGCTTCTATATTAATTCACATAGAAACAGTTTTTTAAAATTATACTTAAATAATTTTAATACGTGTTTTCTTGTTACGCAAAACGGAAATATTAAAACAATAGAAAATAAAATATCTAACTGTTTTTTTGAAAACAATGATACTGTTTTACGTTCTATATTTAATACTGGTAGTGCTACAGACGGCTATTTCAATAATAACATAATTATAAACGGTAGTTATTCAATACAAGCTGACGTTTTGAGTCAGTGGCTAATTTTTAACAACCATGATTATTCTGAAAGAGGTATAAGTGTAGCCCAGGCTATAAACCTAAATATAATAAACAATTATTTTGACAATACTAATAAAACGTCTATTTATTTATTGTTAAACGGCATTTGTAATATAACTGGTAATCAATTCTTGTGCCAAAAAAACGGAGATTGCTATAAGATACGCCTAACAACGCAAAGTGGATATGAATATTCAAGCTGTAGCATAACAGGCAATACAATGACAAAGACAGGAGAAATCACAGGTAACTGGTACTTAGTATGGGCTAATGTCAGTGTTTCTTTAGCAGGTAACAGCAGCTTCCAAGAATATAATTTATTATATCCAGAAACATATACTAACATAGAACCACCTTTCAATAGTTTAAAATCGCAATCTGACACATTAACATCAAATTTCGATATAACAAACTGTAAAACAATTAAAGTAATGGATAAATTAAAACATATTCATTTAGATATAACACTAACGTCTGATGTTGAACCTTACACAGAAATAGTCAAGTTAAATAACCTTCTTGACGTTGGATTTAATCAATATATTACAGTCAGTGGTATTACGTTAATATGCATAAATAAAAACACAAGTATAGTCTCTAATACTAAATTGACTAGTGGTACAAGGTTACTAGGTGACTTTACTATTTTAGGATAATATATTAATACACCTATTGTTAATTAACAGTAGGTGTATTTTACGTGATAGTACAAATTATATTAAATATTTCAATAGATTATAACAAAAAACTTGCATAGAAATACATCCGTTAATTGATATTATTTTCTACTTGACAAGTACACATGTGTTGTGATATAATGGGAAAATGGTGTACCGCGTTTGAGTTAAAAGG